GGGGGGGGATTGTAGAAACCATGGACGGAGCTACACACGAGATTGGACAGTGGGACATGCTGATAGCACATCCACCTTGCACATATTTAACAGCGGCAAGTGCAATTCGGCTCTTCAACCCGGATCATTCCATAAAAGATCCAGAAAGAGAGCGGAAGGGATGGCGGGCAAAGGAGTTTTTTCTGAAAATTCTGAATTCAGAAGTAGGGAAAATTGCCGTAGAAAATCCGGTACCGCTGAAACGATTTGAATTGCCTGCATACAGCCAGATTATAGAACCGTATATGTTTGGGGATCCGTGGAAAAAACGAACTTGCCTGTGGATAAAAGGGATGCAAAATCTCAAACCGACAAACATAGTGGAGCCGCTGGGGCTTTGGGTAGGGGCCGCGTCCGGGAGGAAAAACGGAACTGGACGGGTAAAAAGCGGTTACATCCTAAAGAGCAACCGCGATCAGAAGACTAGATCAAAGACATTTCCTGGGATTGCGCAGGCAATGGCAGAGCAGTGGGGAGAAACAAAAGATGACAAATAGAGAAATGCTTCGCCGGGCACAGCTGGCAAAGCTTACGAAACAGATCATAGACAGCCCTGAATACAGGGAGCGCAGAAAAGAAGATGACGAGCAAAACCTCATGAGAGCATTTGCAAGCTTTGCATTGATAAGTGCAGATTATCTTTATCGGCAATTTAACTGCAAGGCAGCAGGAATCAGAAAATTTATTGATTTTGTAAAGCCGAGCATGGGATATGTAAAGGATGATCCGGATTATTTTAGGCTGATGAATGAGGCATTTGTGGACGAGATAGGGTTGGATATTATGAAAGAGCTGGGAATGGAGTTTGAAGATGAAGACGAAATGTGAAATTTACAGAGATTCGATGCAGAACTATAAAAAGTACGGCATTAGGCCTGCGCAGCTGATCATCGCAGATGTCCCGTATAACGTTGGTAACAACTTCTATGGAAGCAATCCGATGTGGTACAACGGCGGCGACAATAAAAACGGTGAAAGCAAATTAGCCGGGAAAGCGGCATTTAACAGTGACTTCAATTTCAATCTTTATGAATATTTCCATTTCTGTTCAAAGATGTTGAAAAAGGAAGATACAAAACCCACACGCCGCGGCAAAAGCAGCGACAGCCCATGCATGATTGTATTTTGCTCCTTTGAGCAAATACATACGCTGATACAGGCGGCGAAGAAACATGGATTCGTGAATTACATTCCACTGGTGTTCATCAAGAATTACAGTCCACAGGTGTTGAAAGCCAATATGAGAGTTGTGGGAGCTACGGAATATGCGTTGCTTTTATATCGCGGAAGGCTCCCGAAGTTCCGGAACGGGGTACAGTTTGACGAAAACGGTAAAACCATCAGAGGGACGGGACACATGGTTTTCAACTGGTTCCAGTGGGAGAAAGACGGGAAAGACATCCCGAAGATTCACCCGGCGCAAAAGCCTGTTGCAGTGCTGAAAAAGCTGATTGAGACATTCACCGATCCCGGCGATGTCGTGATCGATCCGTGCTGTGGATCTGGATCAACACTTCGGGCAGCGGCGGAGCTAGGAAGGAATGCCTATGGATTTGAAATTGACCGCACGTTTTACGACCGGGCAAAAAATGAAATGATGAAATTCGAAAAGGACGAACAGATGAGTATTGAAGATTTTATGAAAAAACGAGGAGGAAAGAAATGAACAATAACGAATGCTGCAAAGTGGAAGCAGAACCAAGAAAGTCTATTGCAAGATACGAGCAGGAAATGATGGACTGCCTGATGGAAGCAAGGGATACATTGAGGTCTATCTACATGACGATCACAGGAAATAAAAATGGAGAAGATGAGGATAGAGAAGAACCGGAAAGTTTGTTACGAAATGTATTAATAAACAGGGAACTGGCGATGCAAATAAGAGGGATGTCAAAAACAATCAACGAAGAGCTATTCGGGGAGTGAAAAAATGGATATCGAAAAAGAAAAACGGGCAATACAATACCTCCGGTCATTCGAACCGGAGGAAGAGCCTTATTATTTGTGCTATTCCGGCGGGAAAGACAGCGACGCCATCAGGATTCTTGCACAGCTGGCGGGGGTGAAGCACGAATGCAAACATAATCTGACAACTGTGGATGCTCCGGAGACCGTGCGATACGTCCGGGAGACGATCGGGAAGGAAAACATCAACTACCCGAAAGAATCCATGTGGCAGCTGATCGTGAGAAAGAGGATGCCGCCGACCGGAATTGCACGATATTGCTGCGAAGTACTGAAAGAACGCGGAGGAGAAGGACGGCTCAAGATCACGGGTGTTAGGTGGGATGAAAGCAGAAAAAGAAAAGAGAATGCTGGAATCGTAAGAGTTATCGGCAAAGAAAAGACGATGCAAAAGAAGCTAAAGGATGACGAGGTAAATTTTCAGTCAACGCCTATGGGGGGGTGGTATTAAGTACAGACAACGCAAAAGAAAGGAGATTTGTAGAGTATTGCTACCGTACAACAAACACGACGATAAACCCGATCGTGGACTGGACGGACAGGGATGTGTGGGAATTTTTACACCATTACGGCTGTGAATCAAATCCACTTTATCAATGCGGATTTGATAGGATTGGGTGCATCGGCTGCCCGTTAGCTGGCGGAAAACAAATGAAAGCCGAGCTTGCAAGGTATCCAAAGTATAAAGAGGCTTACATAAGGGCATTTGACCGGATGCTGGAGAAGAGAAAAGCGGACGGATTACCGACAAAGTGGATCAACGGCGAGCAAGTCATGCGCTGGTGGGTTGGAGATGATCCGAACCAGATAACAATAGACGATTATCTAAAAATGACAGGAGGGATATGATGGCGAAAAAGATCGTAGATTACATAGGTTATCCTGCCATGCTAGAGCAGCTGGCAGAGGAATGTGCAGAACTCGGAAAAGCTGCGCTGAAACTGGCCAGGATAGTCAGAAAAGAAAATCCGACACCGGTGACAAAAGAAGAAGCACTGGAAAATCTAAGAGAAGAGTATACAGATGTCGTACAGTGCGCCAGGGAGTTGGCACTGACAACAGATTTTGTGACGATGACAGCAAAGAAAGAACGATTTTTTTGAAAGGTGGAAGCAGCATGTGGCTGACAGATAGGGCAATTCAAATAGTGGAAAGGGGTAACGAAGATGACAATTAGGCCTATTTTGTTTAATGGAGAGATGGTGCGGGCAATTCTGGACGGGAGGAAGACCTGCACCAGAAGAGCGATAAAACATAATGTTGATGCAATACTGAACAGTCCGTATCACATGGAACACCCAGAAGTGGAGGATGCATGGCTTATAAAAAAACTGTGTAGACCTCCATATGAACCGGGAGATATCATGTATGTTCGGGAGGCATGGGGAGAAGGATACGCAGAAGGAACGTATATCTATAAGGCTGACGATAAGCCTGCAGAGCTTCCGACCTTCAAAAAAACGTCAAAGATACTGTATCACCCATCAATCCACATGCCGAAAGAAGCTGCTCGAATCTGGCTGAAGGTTACGGATGTGAGAGTGGAGCGGCTGCAGGATATCACCGATGATGGAGCAAAAGCAGAGGGTGCAAACTGGAAGAATGGCAAAAACGTTGGCTGGGAAGAAAAAATGAGACGGACAGCAGTAGAACGATTTGCCGAAATCTGGGATTCCACCATCAAGAAATATGATCTTGACCGTTATGGATGGGTTGCAAATCCATGGGTGTGGGTCATCGAATTTGAGCGCTGTGAAAAACCAAAAGAATGAGGGGGGACGAAAAATTGACTAAAATTGTAATGCTTGCGGCTCTGGTAATGGTGGTAGCGACAGTAAGTTTTATCATAGGAGCGATAGCGGCAGCAGCTGCCTTGACAAATGATGACGATTACCTGGACAAATTGCCGGAAAGGGAGAATGAGGATGAACAGCAAAGAAATTGTGATCTGCCCGTTTTACAAGAAGAAGAGAAACAGAGAGAATGAAATACGATGCCAGGGACTGTACAAAGACACAGATAACGCTATAGGATTTAAAAACGAGACGGAACGGATCACACACAGCAGGAGATTTTGCGAATCATTTAATTACAAAAACTGCAAACATGCAAAGAGGCTGATGGAGGAAGAATGAAGACACTTGCAAAAAGACTGAAAAAAGAAAAAGAAAATGTAAAATATTACAAACGCAGGTTTGATATGGCGGAGATGCTGGCAAAAGAATGCATGAAGCTTGAGATCGGAGCCAGGGAGGAGGTTACCAGAGCGGCAGCAGTCAACCAGGAGACAATGAGGTACGTGACGGCGCTGGCCAAGCGGCTGATCGGGAAAGGACAGGAAATCTCATTGAGCCTGGAAGAAATCAAGGCAGCAGATGAAAGTGAGCTGGAGGTGGAACCGGTGCTGGATAAGGATGGGAAAATCCAGTGCATCAAAATCCGAAGAAAATAAAGCAAATACATTGACGAGAAACACAAAATATGATATAAAGGAATTGTCCAATACATTGGATGCTATGTATTGTGGTATCCCTAGCAATCCCGGGGATCGCGGATTGAAATAGTGACAGTAATAATTACAAAAAAAGAAAGAGCAGGAAAACCTACTCTTTCTTTTTTCACGCGTTCTTCCCAGCTCCGTAGCACTCGTGGAAACTATCCACGAGAGAAGCCAGTTGCTCGGGAGAAAGCTGCTCCCGCAATTCTTCCGGAACCCACTTGTAACTCTCCCGGAAAGTATCAGGGAACCGGCCGATCTTGCTGAGCTTTTTGACAAGCTCGAGCTTATACATCTGACCGAGCTCATCAAGGGTGATATCCACGTCATCGACTACCTGGCGGCCTTCTTCTGTCAGGATGCCCATTGCATCCTGAATCTTTACTCTTCCAACCCCTTGGATGTACATGACACCACCTCCTATGCAAATCTGCCCGTCTTAAGGGCACAATAACGATTCCCGTCGTCACCCCAGAAAAAGATGGCGCAAGGGTAAGACTGCCGCAAACATTCTTCTCCGTATTCGGTTACGGGTTGAATGTTGACCGGGCAGTCATAGCCAGCAACCGCATAGGTTCCGGCCTCTTCTGCCTGCTCCAGGGTTTCCGGTTCCGGGATTTCCTGCGCTCCATATCTGGGGCTCAAAATAGCTTTCTTCATTCTTCTTCCTCCTCGGGGTAATATTCCTGCACAAATTTTTCGACTTCATCCGCCGTCATGAGCCCGCCGAATTCTTCTACCATGATGCGAATCTCCGTGGAAGCAATGGCATCCCGGGCGCGTTCGGACAGATCAAGACGATCAAGGAAATCCATGACCTGCTCATTAAGGGTTACAAGATCGGCACCCCCCTTATTGACGATTTGCGAAATTTCGTTTACGCTCATATCCTCGTACTTTTTCATCTATTAATTCTCCTTTCTACGCACTCGACAATGAATGCGTTCAAGCTTTTTCCTTCGGCCTCTGCGGCCGCTTTGTATTCAGCCTTCTTTCCCTTCGAGACCGTGATGTTAAGGCGATCATAGTTATTGGCTATGTATTTGTTCACGGCCCTCTGGGATGCCTTAGTTGTCCCTGACATTCAAGCACCTCCTTTAAATACATAATATCACAACAATATATTTGTGTAAATATACATACTGCACAAATATATTTACGCAAATATGGTAATTTTGCCGATTGATATATTTACTCAAATATAATACAATAGAATCATCAAGAATAGGAAAACAAAAAAACAGGAGGAAAGGGAAAATATGGAGAAATACTATATAAGCTATAATGATTATTTTGGATTTTGCGTGGTTGAAGAAATTGGAGGAAATGGAAGAATTGTATTTGCAGGAAGTATTGAGGACTGCAATAGAAAATGCATCGAACTGAACGAAAAATAAAAAAAGAGTATAAAAGCAAAGCAGGGACAGGCTCCCTGTTTTTTACGCGGTAAAAGGGAGAATAAAAAACGAACATCAGATAAAATGATTGAGAAGGAGGTGACCGCCGGTGTGACAAAGGAAGAGACAAGAAAAAAGAAAAATGAAGCGCTGATTATGTACAAAAAAGGGAAAAAGCTTGTCGAGATCGCTCAGATTCTCGGAATCCCAAACGGGACGATCCGCCGGTGGAAATGTGAGGATGGCTGGGATGGCGAACGTTCGGCCAGAAAAAGCGAACGTTCGGAAAAGAAAAAGCAAAAACCCATTAAAGAAGAAAAGAGGGAAAAGGCCTGCGATCTGGATATTACAGAAAAAAGAGAGCTTTTTTGCCTGTACTACGTAAAATACCGCAACAAGGTAAAGGCATACCAAAAGGCTTTCAGCTGCTCATATGAAACGGCGTGCGGAAACGCCTCTAATTTATCGAAAAATATTGATGTAAAAGCAAGAATTGACGAACTATTAACGGATTTGCACGAAAACATAGAATTTACTATACAGGACATAGCGCAAAAGCAGATAGACATCGCCACGGCGGATATAAAAGATTTTGTCAACCTGGAAGACGGGGTGGTGATACTACGGGATGCGGATGAGATAGACGGGACACTCATCAAATCTATAAAAAATACAAAATTTGGCATACAGGTACAGCTAAAGGACAGTCAAAAAGCGCTGGAGTGGCTGACGGTAAACCAGCCAAAAGAAACAAGAGGCACAGAAAACCGGATAGAGATCACAAAAAGAAAGGAGAGACCAAATGGTCATATGGACACCACAATACAAGCAGAGCCTGTTCATGGAGCGCTGGGAGGATGAGGCGTTATACGGCGGGGCGGCAGGCGGCGGGAAGTCGGACGCCCTTGTGATCGAGGCGCTGCGCCAGGTAAACGTCCCAAATTACAAAGGGCTGATCCTGCGGCGTACATACCCGCAGCTGTCAGAGCTGATAGAAAAGTCACAGCAATACTATAAACCGGTATGGCCGGAAGCAAAGTACAATACACAGGAGCATACCTGGAAATTCCCGTCCGGCGCGAAGGTAAAGTTTGGATCCTGCCAGTACGAGCAGAACAAATACGATTATCAGGGGCAGCAGTATGATTTTATTGGATTTGATGAATTAACCCATTTTACCCAGAGCCAATACGAATATATCTTGACGCGAAACAGAGCATCCGGCCCGGGAACGGAAGTATATTCCAGGTCTACAGCAAACCCCGGAGGGGTAGGGCACGGATGGGTAAAAGAAAGATTTGTCTCCCCGGCCAAGCCTATGACAACGCTATGGGAGAAAGCAACGGTCAGGTTACCAAACGGGAGCACAAAAGAGGTAGAGAGGAGCCGCATCTATGTACCGGCCACGATATTCGACAACCAGAAGCTCCTGGACAATAACCCGGCATATCTGGCAGACCTGGCCATGAAGCCGGAAGCAGAAAGAGAGGCGCTGCTCTATGGGAATTGGGACAGCTTCGAGGGGCAGGTATTTACGGAATGGGTAAATGACCCAGACCATTATACAGATCACAAATACACCCACGTCATAGAGCCTTTCCAGGTGCCGTCATACTGGAGGTTTTACCGCGGGTTTGACTTTGGATACGCAAAACCTTTTTCCGTCGGCTGGTACGCAGCGGATCCAGATGGATGCATGTACAGGATAAGAGGGTGGTACGGATGCAAACCAAATCAGCCCAACACAGGGATCATGATAGACCCGCACGAGATCGCAAAAGGAATCCGAGAGGTGGAAGAAACCGATGAAAACCTAAAAGGCAGGAAGATCAGGGCGATTGCAGACCCGTCCATATTTGACAGATCAAGAGGGGAATCTGTAGCAGACCAGATGATGCAGGAGAGGGTTTACTGGGAACCGGGGGACAACACAAGAATTGCCGGAAAGATGCAATATCACTACAGGCTGGCCTTTGATAAAAAAGGAAAATCCATGTTTTATGTTTTTAATACATGCAAGGACTTTATCCGCACAATCCCGTCGCTGGTATACGACGAGAAAAAGGTGGAAGATATCGACACGACACAGGAGGATCACATTTACGACGAGTGCAGATATGTACTCATGGCAGATCCGATCAAACAAAGAAAAAATGAGATGAAAAAAGACAACTACGGCGAAGATCCTCTGGATCTGCGGCCGGGAAAAGGAGCGAAAGGATGGCAGATGTAACAAAAAAGACGGTAGACGCAAAGCCGGGAAGAACCGGGGCTATTACGGACGAGGATATCAAAAAGCTCTATAAGGTATTCCAGGATTATAGCGAAGGCAAACAGGTGCTAAACCAGAGGATCAAATCAGCAGAATCATGGTATAAGGCGCAGCACTGGAAAGAGTTGCGAAAAGAAGAGGACGAACCGGCAAGTGCCTATCTGTTTAACATGCTTATTAACAAGCACGCAGATGCTATGGACAACTTCCCGGCTCCAAACGTGCTGCCGCAGGAGGAATCAGACCAGGAAACAGCAAGCATGCTGTCAAAGATCATACCGGCAATCCTGGAAAAGTGCAACTACGAAAAGGCCTATTCGGACGGCTGGTGGAGCAAACTAAAGACAGGAACCTCAGCCTTTGGGGTTTTTTGGAATCCGGGGATAGATAACGGCCTGGGAGATGTGGATGTAAAAGAAATTGACATGATGAATCTGTACTGGGAACCGGGAATCCGGGATCTGGAACAATCAAAATACATATTTGTGACAGCATTAAAAGATAACGACGACTTGTTGGCACAGTATCCGTTTTTAGAGGGGCCGGGAACAGATGAAACGCCGCAGACACACTATGAATCCGAGGACTACGTAGACAGAACAAACCAGACCTCTGTATATGACTGCTATTACAAAAAGCAGATAGGCAGCAGGACGGTGATCCACTACATCAAGTTTATTGAGGGGCATCTTTTGTACGCCTCGGAAAATGACGAGAATTGCATAAATGGATTCTATGAAAATGATGAGTATCCGATCAAACTGGATGTAATGTTTCCGGAAAAGGAAAGCCCGGCAGGATTTGGATATCTGGACGTGATGAAAGATCCACAGATGTTTATCGACAAGATGGACGGCATCATCCTGCGGCATGCAAAAAGGACATCACAGCCCAGGTGGTTTGTGACGGATGGGCTGGGACTGAATGAAGAGGAGTTTTTGGGAGATGGACCGATCGTACATGTCCAGGGTATGGTGTCGGATGATAGATTACGGCAGCAGCAGTTGGCAGGGTTGGATTCAGCGGTTTACAACCGACTGGCAGGGAAAATAGACGAAATCAAAGAAACATCAGGAAACACAAGCTACGCCCAGGGGACAACCTCATCTGTTACGGCGGCATCGGCCATTGCCGCCCTGCAGGAGGCATCAGGCAAGCTGTCAAGGGATATGATTCGCATGACATACAACACATACTCCTGCCTGGTACGCCTGGTGATAGAGAGAATCAGACAGTTTTACAATGAACCGCGGACATTTCGTGTGATTGGGGACAACGGAGAAATGCAGTGGCCGCAGTTCTCAAACCAGATGATGAGATCACAGACGCAGGGAGGAATTGCGGGTGTAGAATTTGGCGAAAGAAAACCGACATACGACATTAAGGTATCTGCGCAGAAAGCATCACCATACAGCAAGGTGGCCCAGAACGAGCTTGCAAAAGAGCTGTACTCCGCCGGTGTATTTAACCCGGAGCTGTCGGATCAGGCACTCGCCATGCTGCAAATGATGGATTTTGACGGGAAAGAGCCTGTGATACAAAAAGTAGCACAGAACGGAACCATGTACCAGCAAATCCAGCAGTTGCAGCAGACGGTGATGCAGCTGGCGACCATCGTGGACGCACAGAACGGATCAACGATCGCTCAAAATGTGGCGGCATCCATGGGGCAGGGGCAGCCACAGGCCGGGCAGATGGCAGCGGGATCGACAAGCACAAACTCCCTGGGTGATCCTGTTGATACAAAGGGGATAGTGGCAAACGCCAAAGAAAAGGCAGCATCAAGGGCCAGCGTATCGTAGGAGGAAACATGACACACATAAAAACGAACTACGAAGGAACGAATATGCGAATCACAATGACCGGACATGCCGGGTACAATCCGGGGAATGACATTGTCTGCGCAGCAGAATCCATACTCATGAGAACGCTCTTAGAAAGCCTGGAGGGGGCAAGTGCCAGGTACGATGAAAAAGAAGCATATGTGGAAATTGTGGCGCCGGTGAATCCGGTGAACATACTGATCTGGGATACGATAAAGAAAGGGTATCGGCTCCTGGAAAAAAAATATCCCCAAAATGTAAAATTGCACAGGTAAAAGGGAGAAATAAATAAAAACGTGTGAAATAATGAAGTTGACATGAAACTCATGTCATACAATCCATTTTAAATTACCCCCTCACCAGGAGGGAGGCATCACCTCCCTCCGAAATGAAAAGACACTTCGGAAAGACGATGTATGGCACTTCGGAAAGACGATGTATGACCAAGCGGAAAGGCGCGAAAAGAATGAAAAGCAAATTATTAACATTTTTTGATGGAGAAGCTACAGGCAGTGATAACGGTCAGGTCGCCGCTGACCAGACGGGCAGTGATACAACTCAGGTCGCCACTGAGGAAAAAGAAGATCTCGATGCGGACTTTGAAGCGTTAATCAAGGGCAAATATAAAGCCCAGTATGATGCAAGATTCCAGCAGGGGATCAATGCAAGACACAAAGACTACATGCAAAACAAACAGCAGCTGGAATCCTTAAATCCCATGCTGGACATGCTGAAAGAAAAATACGGCGTGTCGGATGTAGGCGAGCTGCAGAAAGCAATCATGAACGATGACTCCTACTACGAGCAGGAGGCCGTGGATCGCGGAATGACGGTGGAACAGCTCAAATACATGAAGCAGATGGAACGGGAGAATAAAGCCTACAAGGCCAGAGAGCAGGAATCCATCCAGGAACAGATGCAGCGGGAAAAGATCGAGGGTTGGCTTCGACAGGAGGCGCAGTTCAAACAGAAAGCGCCGGACTTTTCTCTGCGGGAGGAGCTTGCGAACCCGGAATTTGAGCGTTTGCTGGCAGCAGGGGTCAATGTAGAGACTGCATTTAACGTCATCCACCAGGATGAGATCATGAGCGGAGCCATGAATTATACCGCAAAAAAAGCAGTAGAAAAAACAGTAAACGACATAAAAGCAAGAGGAATGAGACCGTCAGAAAATGGTCTGGGCACAACAGCTGCAGAACCAAAAAGAAAAACGGTAGGAGAAATGACCGGAGAAGAAATCCTGAAAATGGCAAAAAGAGCCAAAAAGGGAGAGAAGATCTCGCTCTGACCGCAGAAGGGAGAAACATGAAAAACAAATTATTTTTGATTGACGGAACACCGAAAAACCTCCTGACATTTTTTGCTACAGGAGAAAACACAACAACGCACATCAATGCGACGACAACAGACACGTTGGCGTCGGAGATGAAAACATACTATGACAAGCTGCTCATCGAGCTGACAGGCCCTGCGCTGGTACACGATCAGTTTGCCCAGAAGAGAAACATCCCGAAAAACGGAGGAAAGAAGATCGAATTCAGAAAATTTGACTCACTTCCGAAAGCGTTAACACCACTGACAGAGGGCGTAACGCCAGAAGGGAAAAAGATGTCCGTAACAGACATCACAGCAGAAGTATCACAGTACGGCGATTACATCACAATGTCTGACGTGATCCAGATGACGTCGATTGATCCAATCGTCGTGGAGGCGACGGAAAAGGTTGCGAAACAGGCAGGAAGAACATTAGATACCGTAACGAGAGAAGTTATTAACGCAGGGACAAATGTACAGTATGCGGGCGGAGTAGCATCCAGATCGGCACTGACGGCGGCAAATGTTTTGACTGTTAAAGAAATCATGAAAGCTGTAACAACGTTAAGAGGAATGGATGCGGAGCCGGTAGATGACAGCTTTGTAGCAATCATTCATCCGTATGTGGAGTTCGACCTGATGAGGGACGAAGAATACAAAGAAATGTTTAAGTACACAAAACCGGAACCGATGTACAAAGGAGAAATCGGGAAATTTGCAGATGTGAGATTTGTGAGATCCTCAGAGGCAAAGATCTGGAACTTGGAAGGAAATGGCGTTTCTGTATTCTCTACGTTGGTGGTAGGAAAGAACGCATACGGAACAACAGAAGTAGAGGGAGGCGGCCTGCAGCACATCGTGAAGCCGCTGGGAAGCTCCGGAGCAGCAGACCCACTGAACCAGAGATCGACAGTAGGATGGAAAGCTTTAAAAACAGCAGTGATCCTGGTGCAGCAGTACATGGTAAGGATTGAGAGTTCTGCTTCACAGTATCCAACAGCAGCAGCAAACTAAGGAGGGGAGAAGATGCCGACGAAGACAGAACCAAAGGCTGAAGAGGTAAAGGAATTGACACCGAACGATCGGGAATATTGGGAGGAGAAAATTCCTTACAAACCGTTTTACGATGGAGAATATTACAAGGACGATATTTTTGTTTGTGTAAACGGAGAATCAAGAGTAATCAAAAGAGACATTGATGAACCGGTGATGCTGGAACGAAAATTCGTTCAGGCAATCAAAAACGCAGAGGAGCAGCAGAGAGCAGCCAGAAGGTATCGGCTGGCACATATTAATAACGAGGCATAAAAGAGGGAGGCGGTGCGAAAGTACCGCCTTTTTCAGAAAGGAGAAACATGGTCAAGATCAAGAGAAGGACGATGTATATCCCAAAGGACGAGGCATACATAGGAACGGTGAATGACAGCAATTCAGAATTTCGAGTATTTGTCATCGAAAGAGAAGAAGGGACACCAGACCTGTCAGCGCTTACGTTCAAACTGATCCTGAGAGATGAAAACGATAATCCAAACGAAGCATATCTGGAAAAGGCTGTATCAGAAAATGAAGTACATCTGACATGGGGCATCCTGCCGCCGGATGTGGGAACGAGCGGGACATTGCTGGCACAGATCAAAGCGTTTGACGAACAGGGAGAAGTGCGCTGGAATTCGTTCACGGGCGCTTTTTATGTAGAACAGAATCTGCAAGAACCGGACATGTCGGGGAATTTATCGGACTATGAGGCATTACAGAAAAAAGTAGAGAATGCGCTGGACGAGGTGGAAGAGCTGAAAAGAACAGGGCTGAAAGGAGATCCAGGGCAGCAGGGAGAAAAAGGCGAAAAAGGAGACAAAGGAGATCCGGGACCACAGGGAGTAAAAGGCGAAAAAGGGGAAACAGGACTGAAAGGAGATCCAGGGCAGCAGGGAGTAAAAGGCGAAAAAGGAGACAAAGGAGATCCGGGCCCGCAGGGAGTAAAAGGAGAAAAAGGAGATCCAGGGAGTCTGAACGGTTTAATGGACGCGGTGACAGAATATACCGCGGCATCACAATATGCACTGCCTAATAGTGGAGATAAGGTTGGAGCGTGGCTCGGAAAAGCACAGAAAGCACTGTCGGATGCAAGGGACGGGGAGACGGGAGCGGTTGAATACACAACACCGGAATCGTACATCGAACCAAAGCCCGGAATCACATTAAAAACATTTATGGGAAGAGTAACGAAGGGACTGGCAGATTTGTTTGCAGGTCTGGCGCTCAAGATCAATGCAAGCAAAATCTTGTCAGAAGAAGAATGGAGCGCCGCGATATCGGAGAGAGGGTACCTAGCGGATGCCAAAGACATAAAAGACGGTATTGAAGCAGTTGATAATAAAAAATGGATAACAAAAATAACAGGGACGTCATTCCCGACAACACAAGTTAATGGAAACCAATCCGCAACATTAACAAAAGCCCCGGATGCGGTTGATGGATATACATGTGTTGGGGTGACTGGGTTCGGAGGCACTGATGGAGCGATAGTATTCCAGGCGGCAAGATACAATCCGGGCAGCGGGAAATTGACAGTAAAAGTGAGAAATACATCATCCACAGCTGCTTCATGCACTCCGACCCTTGATGTGTTATACGTACGATCCGTTAATTTGCAGTAAGGAGACATACATGAACATTTTATTAAAAAACCAGAAAATAATGACAGCAACATGCTATCAAGACGGTGCAAACAGAGTGGGAATTACATTTGATGAGGATATGCCGGATGCTACAGACTTAATTGGATTTAAACTGCTAAGGAAAAGCGGGGAACTTCTTTTTGATGGAACAGGATATGACACCATTTATCGAACAATCGAAAATGGCTACATCCTATCCAATGATAGCAGTGTGTACGTGCCACCTGCAGAACCAGAACAAGAGCCGGTCTACGAGCCTACTCTCGATGAGCTTAAGACAGCCAAAAAGCAGGAAGTGAGTGCTGCCTGTGAGCAGACTATTACGAAAGGTATTGATGTGCAGCTTCCGGGCGGCGTGGAGCATTTTTCTTTGACGGCCAATGACCAGATTAACCTGATCGGGAGCCAAGCCGCGGTTACTGCCGGTGAGCAGCAGATCGCGTATCATGAGGATGGCAAACCATGCCGGTATTACACCCCGGAAGAGATTGGTCTTATCGTGCAGCAGACCATGTTTTGGATAGGGTATCACCGGACATATTGTAACAGTATCAACATGTGGATCCAGGCTGCAGCTGACAAAGATGTCCTGCAGGAGATTTATTATGGCGCGGATGTGCCCGCAGAGCATCAGTCAGAAGTGTTAAAAGATTATCTGACCAAGATTGCGGCAAGCGCAAAATAAGGGAGAGAACGAAATGAGATGGTATGTAGAAGAGCTGATATTGTCGTGGATAGGCGGAGCAATATACATAGCATTGGAAATGATTTGGAGAGGGAGAACGCACTGGACGATGTTCTTTCTGGGAGGACTGTGCTTTGTGTTGATCGGTTTGATCAATGAGATGATACCATGGTGCATGCCACTCTGGCAGCAGGCACTCATCGGGACTGGGATTATCACATCATTGGAATTTGTGACAGGCTGCATTGTCAATCTGGCACTGGGATGGAACGTGTGGGACTACAGCGAGATGCCGGGGAACGTCCTGGGACAGATATGCCCGCAGTATACGGCGTTATGGATCCCGGTATCACTGGCGGGGATATTCACGGACGATTATTTAAAATTCGGAATTTGGGGAAGAGAAAAACCACATTATTGCATGTGGAAGCACAAGACAGCAGAAAGTTAATAAAAAGAAACTTACAAGAAAGAGACGTTTTACCAATATGGTCCAGAAAGGAGAAAACATGATTTTTACAAGAAAACCGACAACGGCAGGAACGAAAATCAAAATGGAATTTCCTGTAGAGGGAACACGATTCCTTGTGAAGAATCTGACGGAGGGCGACATTTACGCAGCCGTGAAAGATGTGGAAGACAAAGACATGTGCGTATTAATACCGGAAAACACAGCACAGGTGATAGAATCAAAACTTGCACCGAGCAAAGTTATCACAATTATCCCGGACGAGACATCCGAGAAGGGGGTTGAAGCACAGTGCTTGAAGTGGTAGGGCAAGATATCATTTCGGGAAACATGGGATTTATTGGCACAGATCCAGATAGGCTGTATCGCATGGGGGCAGCAGAGAAAACGGAAGATGTCACTGTCACTGGAAATCCTGCCGTTCTGGACAATGCCACGGGAAAACCGTTCAAGGATTTACACATCTACGGCCGGAGCGAGCAGGTGACAACCACAGGGGCGCAGCTACTGGATTTAGATGCAATAGAATTAAGACAAGGAACCGGGGCGACGATTGAACGGTTGGATGATGGTGGATTTTTGGTGAACGGAACACCGGAAAGAGCATATGAGCAATACATAAGGACATTTCAACTTGATCTTGAACCTGGAACGTATTATATCAGCGGCGGAAAATTTTCAACAGGGTGTGCTGTCGCGCAGGTAAATGTCGTAAATGCAGATGACACAAAAGCAAATTATGGAAACAAAAAGTTTGACGTCCTTGGAACAGAAAAAGACATTTTTCTTGTTATTCAATCAATAAATACCGATAAAATCGATAATTACAAGGTATACCCTATGCTGAGTAAGGGTTCTGCCGCCTTGCCATTTGAGCCATACACAGGCGGCAAGCCGTCTCCATCACCCGATTACCCGCAGGAGATTGTGAGTGCGGATACTCTGGTAATAATACAGGGAAAGAACCTGTGGCACGGTGAAGATTTTGAGGTTTTAGTTGGACATAGCCCTACTGGTTTTGCGTTTGCACCACAGGATTTAGCAGATAAAGTAAAAGCATTGCCAAACGATACATACTCGTTTTCATATAAACCAATAGGAAGCGGAAATGCAGGAACAAACATCGGGAAAGTATCACTTATCCAAGAAGATGGCTCGCAGATTGATCTTGGAGAAACGATAACTCTTACGAACGAGGTAAGAAATAAAATTGCAAAAATTGGTGTTTATGGTTATTTGGATCAAACTAATAAAATTACAAAATTACAAATTGAAAGATCACACGAACCTACAGACTATGAACCATATCGTATTCCACAGATCTTCACGATATCCGCAAATCTGCCTGGCATTCCAGTAGACAGTGGCGGAAACTACACAGATGAGCAGGGGCAGCAGTGGATCTGCGATGAGGTAGATCTCGGACGGGGAGTGTATGTGAAGAGGGTATACACTGTTGACGTTGATGGCGCAAATGTGTATTTTTCACAGTATGAAGATTTTTGCAATATGTCTTTGAGAATGCTTCCGATGTGCAAATATGCAAGCGATTTAGGCCAAGAAACTTTAGCTAAAAGTACATTTACATCGGAAAAATGGAAGTTTAACGATACTGAGCGATTTTTATATATTTTAAAGGGTGATTATGCAGAAATTCTTAACGAATCCTGCAAAAAACATCCCGGTGAAGTGATTTATGCTCTTGCAACCCCCATCGAAACCCCTCTCACTGCCGCTGAGATTGCGGCCTACAAGTCCTTGCGAACTTACAGAGGCACTACGATTGTGGAGGCGGAAGATAAGGCGGGGATATCAGTAACTTATAAGCGCAATGCAAAGACAGGCAATATTTCGGCAGAGAAAAAAATAGAGAAAAGCGAAAAGAAGGAATACGATGAAAGTTAAGGATGCAATAGAAAAGACAAATCAACTGAAAGCAAACGTATACAGCGAAGAAAACATGTCAGAGTGGCTGTCGGAACTGGAAAACTATGCCATCGAGAGCGTATTTAACCGGGCGGAAGGAAACAACTTTCCGCTGGTGAAATATTCCTACGAAGACGACGAAGAAAAAGAGTTGATGATACCGGATCCTTATTCGGAGATCTATATTTACTATCTTGCAGCAAAAATCGACTATTGGAACAAGGAACTGGATTCCTACAACAACAACATGAGCATGTACAATGCATCATACAGTAGCTTTGCGGCAAAATACCGGAGGGAACACATGCCGAAGCAGACAAAGCGCCCGCCGGTATTTTTGCATTAAGGAGGATATATGGAGACACTGCCAAGCCTTACGGCATCTTCAAGGACGGTGCAGTCAGTATCTGATTTCAGGGGATACAACCACAACCTGGTAATTGACGATAACCAATTTTACGACATGAGAAACCTGTCGCTGGATGAATACCCGGTACTGACGCAGCGCCAGCCACGCGGAACAATAAAAAAACTGAATAAACCAAATGGATTGTTCGCGAAAAACAAGATCGTATATGTAGATGGGACAAATTTTTATTACGGAGATGAACTGATAGCGCAGGTGACGGACAGCAAAAAGCAGTTTGCATCTATGGGAGCCTATATCCTGGTATGGCCGGATAAGATCATGTACAACACGTTCGATGGCACAATCACAAAACTGGAGAACAAAACGGAATTTACAGGGACGGTAAAGATCGAAAAGGCCAATATCTCAGATTCCCAGCAGACAACAACGGACTACACATCGTATGTAAGGATCACTGCAACGGGAATAGGAAAAGGGTTCAAGCAGTACGACGGTGTATCCATATCCGGAATCTCACAGGAAGATCTGAATGCAACGAAAGTGCTCTGGGAAGTGGCAGATGATTCTGTGCTGGTGGTTGGATCCGTAGAAAAGACGATAGTAGAACAGATGACGATCACCCTAGAAAGAAAAGTGCCGGACATGGAATTTTTCACGGAATCAGAAAACCGGTTATGGGGATGCTCTTCGAAGAATCATGAATTATACGCATGCAAAATCGGGGACCCGACAAACTGGAACGCTTTTGAAAACCTGTCAACGGATTCCTATGCGGTAACGATTGGCTCAGACGGGGACTTCACGGGAGCGGCAACGTACATGGGATACGTCCTGTTCTTCAAGGAGGACACAATCCACACGGTCATGGGAAACAAACCGGCCAACTATCAGGTGCAGGGATCCAAGGGAAGAGGAATAGAGAAAGGATCGGAGCTTTCACCGGTGATTGTAAACGAGACGCTATATTACAAGGCAAGAACCGGAATCGTAGCGTACCAGGGAACGTCAGCAACATCCATAGCTTCAGACATGGGAACGGTACAATACAAAGATGCTGTGGCAGGGTATCTGGGAAACAAATATTACTGCTCCATGAAACAGGGAGAAAAATATTATCTGTTCTGCTACGATGAAAGTAAGGGGATGTGGACAAAGGAAGATGAGACGCAGGCGCTCTTCATGGCAACACTGGGAAACAACCTGTACTACATAGATGCAGAAGGGTATTTAAAAACCATCACAGGAGAGGATAACGAGAACATCCAGTGGGAAGCAATCTCGGGAGAGATCATGATGGCATACAACAGAAAATACCTGTGCAAGATCAATATCCGGGCTACGCTGGAAGAAAGAGCCACACTGGAGGCCTGGGTGCAGTACGACAATGAAAAAATCTGGATCAGGGTGGCAACGATCACAGCCAAAAAGCACAGGGCCTATGATATTCCGGTCATGCCGCACCGGTGCGATCGGTTAAGGGTAAAATTATCCGGGCGCGGGAAAAGTTGGATATATGGAATAGACAAGCAATTTGAGATGGGAAGTGATGTATGTGTCAACATGGGGCGGCATTGACATACCGAATATAAAATCAGATGACCTGCTGAACGAAAAAAAGATAAGCATGATAATGCAGCAGCTACAGCTGATTGACAGAAACATAAGGTTTGCAATGTACAATCTGGATCCGGAAGAGAATTTTGACAAAGCAGCGCTTGCCTCATACAACGGGCTGAAATCAGAAGTAAAGAAGCTGGGAAAGGATGGGACGGAATACAGAACACTCATCGAGCAGACGGAAGAAAAGATAAGGCTGGAAGCGGAGCGGGCATCGGCAGCAGAAGGGAAACTAAGTGCAGCCCTGGAAGTGACCGCAGAGGGGATAGCATCCAAGGTGTCAAAGGACGGGATCATATCAGCAATAAACCAGTCGGCAGAACAGGTATTAATACAGGCGCAGAAAATAAATCTGGACGGAGAACTGACAGCGGGAGAAAACTTCCGTCTGAACATCAACACAAACACAAAACTATATGACGTCCTGGGGCTGAATTACAAAGATGGAGTGCACACGTTAATGACAGGCATTAAGCCGGGAGACGTTGCGGTACATTTCGACGACATTGCAGCAAGCATGAGCACGGACGGGTTTGCCTTTTCGAAGGACGATGGGACAATAGATGCATTGTACGGGAAAAACGCATACACGAAAGGATACGGAGATTTCAGAGGGGGAATATTTGTAGGTTCCGGGTCGGGACTGGCAACAAGGTACGGGGACAAGATGATAATTCAGGATTATGCAAATGGGAATGTAGCAGTCAATGCGGCGGGAGATACACTGCACATAGGAATGAGCAATACAAACGAGGTATCAATAGAAAAGCCAACGACAGTATTCGGAGACCTGACCGTATACGGAGTTATAAGATACAGGGATTCTGAAATAATAGAGCAGGAGGGATAACGTGGCGACATATCAGATCAAGAAAGGAGATACACTTTCAGGAATTGCGAAGCAGTACGGCGTATCGGTGGGAGATATTGCCTCTGCCAACGGAATCAGCAACCCGAACAAAATAAGCGCAGGGGCAACACTGACGATCCCTGGGGGTGGCGGGGCAGCGAGCACATCATCAAGCAGTGCATCATATTCTTCTTCATCATCAGGCGGGAGGCCGGCATACGCGCCGTCAGACCGAACAAATGAAGCTTATGAGAAATATCAGACAGCACAGAACAACAAGCCGAATGCATACCAGGAATCCCAGACACTGGGAGACTTAAGGAAGCAGTTAGAAGATTTTGAAACAAAGAAACCGGGAGATTATCAGAGTGCATACAAAACGCAGATAGATGATATTCTGGGTCAGATCTTAGGCAAAGGGGACTTTAACTGGGATCCGAACAAAGACCAACTCTACCAGTCCATGGCAGACCAATACAGGGTAAAAGGAAACAAAGCCATGAGGGATACCATGGGAAGTGCAGCAGCCATGACGGGAGGGTATGGATCTTCCTACGCGACAACAGCGGGGCAGCAGGCGTATGACGACTACATGCAGCAGTGGGCAGATCGGGCAACGGACTACTACAACATGGCCTTACAGCAGTACAACAGCGAAATGAACAATCTAAACAACAAAATGTCAGCACTTCGGACGGCGGATGACACGGACTACGGAAGATACCGCGACACGGTAAATGACTGGTACACAGACAGAAATTACCTAACAGACAAGGTAAATACCCAGTACGACAACGAATACGGGCAGTACCGGGATACGGTAAGCGATTATTACAATGACCTGGAAGCGGCAAGAGCGCTGTATCAGCAGCTGTACGGGGAGGATTGGGACAAGTACCAGTCAGATCTCAGCCAGTACAACACAGACAGAAACTATGATTTTGAAGTAGCACAGGCAGACAGAGAATATCAGCTAGCCCTGAAAAAGCTTGCGGCATCAGGAAGCGGATCATCTAAAAGCACACCCAAAAAAGGAGAGAAGATTACATACAATGAAGCAATAATGGGGGCAAGCAGAAAAGGGACAAGCAAATCGGCGCAGCTAAACTATGCAAATAAATTGCTGGATAATGGAAATGTGTCGGATTCTGATTATACAAAACTTCTAAACCAAATCATAGGAGGATATGCACCGGGATATACAAAGACAAAGAAATAAGGAGGAGAACATGGCATCACAGGCACAGATTAAAGCAAGAGAAAATATTATGAATATTAGAAGAAAACGGGAAGAAGAGGAGAACTCTTCCCGTTTTTCGTATTCAGAGAATGAAGACCCGATGACAGTGGCAAGAAGAAACATATCCACGATCAGAGGAAAGCAGCTGACGGATAACACAAGCAGATTAGACAGCCTGAGAAAGTCAGCAGAGGAAAGAAGAATAAGGCAGGAAGCGCTGAATAAATACAAGAGGATCGTAGGAACGGATAATGCGGAAGAAGTAAAGAGAATAAGCAGTGTAGGACAGGCGTTGGACGAAAGAATACAAAGGTCAATGGGCGTCAAGGGAGACAGGATCGGCTCAGAGAGACTGGAAAGAGCTGTAGCTTTGGATCGAATGAAAAAAAGCACAGCAGAAAAGAATGCACTTGAAAAAGACACGCAGTATTACAAAAGGCTTCTGACAGATGATTCCCAGATGGATGCAAGCACCAGAAGACAGGCGCTTGAAAAATTAAAAAGGACCATCATGACAGAACAGATCACCGGGGATTCAAAGACGCTTTCCGACCTTTCCAAAAGCTTCTCAAACGCAACCGGAAAGAAGGTATCACAGACAGATGCCTATCAGATGCTGGAAAATGCCCAGGGACAAATCGACCGCGACAAATACGACCAGAAGATGGGAGAAAAGCGGAAAGAGCTGGAAAAGGTTCTGGATGAAAAGGGATTTGAAACAGCGGCAAAAAAAGGAAGCCAGATTGCACAAAAAAAGACAGTATACAATGCTGATATGCTGGCAGGATACCAGAACGAGGACAAATCATACCCTGATATTTTCAAGAACCAGACAGAGTACGAACAGTACCAGGACATGGCAGATACAGAGAAGGATGTATTTGATTACTATCTGGCCACAGAAGGAGTACAGAAAGCAAAAGAATACTTAAATACCATAAAGAGGGATATCACAAAGAGACAGAACGAAGCTTACACAGAAAAAATGAAGCAGTATGCAACGGAACACCCTGTATTATCATCGGATTCCTCGGTGGCAGCAGGATTTGCAACAGGCCTCGGAGCTTTGGAGACTATACGCCAGAATGCAGAGAACGTCCTGACGGGAAACAATGTGCCGGTAGACATCAATTCAAAACTGTTCAGACCGATAAATGCCCAGAATACAATCAGAAACACTGTGATGGAAAACTTCCGGGGAAGCGAAGATGTAAAAGCACTAAAGAGATTCCTGTATCAGACCGGAATGTCTATGGCAGATTTTGGAACACAGGCGGCAGCAGGAGCATTAGTGGGAGGATTTGCAGGAGAAGCCGCATCTTTTGCCGGAGCATCTGCAGAGAGGGCGGCACAGATCACAGCAACGATATCGAAGAACGCATCACTTCCGATCATGGGAGCAGGAGCAATGTCCCAGACAGTGAAAGAAGTAATCGAGAATGGAGGAACCAACGATCAGGCTATGCAGCTGGGACTGATTGCGGGAGCGGCGGAAATGGTAACGGAGAGGCTGGGAATCGACAATCTTTCTAAGTTATCAAGCCAGGGTGTAAATTCTGTAAAGAGGGCAGTACACAAGATCATCGCAGAAGGTGCGATCCCGGAAGGTCTGGAAGAAGTTGTTTCGGACATCGTAAACAACGTTGCCAACGACGCGATCATGCAGGAAAACTCCGATTTTAATCAGGCTGTTGAGCGGTACATGACACCGAATGCAATGACGGGGGAACACATTTCAAGAAGACAGGCAGAAGATCTGGCAATGAAAGACAGAATCAAGAATATGGCACTTTCATTTGCAGGAGGGGCACTGTCCGGCGGAATCATGGCAGCAGGAGCCTACGGAAGCGGATATGTCGAGGGAGGAAAAACAGGAAGAGCGCTGAATGAGTACTACGGAATCAGCGACGAAACATTGATAAATGACGCAAAGGCACTGGAAGGAACAAATGCAAAGGAATTAGCAGAATACTACGAGGGAAAAGGAAAGCTCACAGACAGAAAAAAAGCAGAATTATACAATCAGATTTTAAAGGACACAAAAGGAGAATACACACCATCACCGGAAATCACACAGAACAAGACGGAAGATACACAGACCGGGGAGGGAATCGCACAGGAAGCAAGGCCGGTAGAATTGACAGCGGAAGATTTACAAGAACCGCAGATTGACGCACAGGCAAAAGAAAAAAAAGCGGTGCAGGAAAATGTACGCCAAAGAGAAAAAGTACCGGAAACGGGCGCACAGCGAAGCGTAGAAGGGGTAAATTACAAAGGACTACAGGGAGATATCGAAGGAATAGACCGGGTAGAGAACGGAAAGATTTATGCACGGGTAAACACAGGGGATGCAACAATCGTACAGCCGGTAAGCAACTTAAACTTCGACAATGCTGTCACGCAGGCGCTCTACCAGACAGCAGAAGGATACAAAGATGCCGGAGCAAGAAATTTCGTGATGGAGTACAACGGAGAAAGCCTGATAGCGTACAAAAAAGGATTCAATGCGTATTACGATGCAGCAACTGTAGGAATCCCGATGGGGAAAGTAAACAGCGTATACGGAAACATGCTTACAGAAAAACAAAAAGCAGCGGCGTATGCAGCTGGAGAAACAGATCTTAATTTCGAACAAAGGCATGAAAACTTAAAAGTGGCGCGTGAGACCAAAACAGCAGGATCGCAGGTGCTGGAAAACGACGCTTTCAGAAGCCTGACGAAGGAAAACCAGACAATATTAAAGGCATATGCAAAGATGTCCGGGGCAAACGTGGTGGTAGACGAGACAATTTCAGCAGGAAACGGACGGTATGCGAACGGCTACTACGACAATAACGGAACGATCCATATTGCAGCGGATGCCACAAGCCCGATAAGCGTAGTGGCAAACCACGAACTGACGCACTACCTGCAGCAATATTCACCGATTTATGATGAGTACAAGAATGAGGTCATCAACTATCTGATGCAAAAAGAAAACATGCCATTGGACGGTTTGATCGAAAGACATATGTCAAATTATGAGAATGCAGGCCGCCAGATTTCCAGAGAGGAAGCTATGGACGAAATCGTGGCAAATGCAAGCGAAATGTTCCTGACGGATGAATCAGCAGTACAGCGGATGGTAAAAGAAAACAGATCCATCGGAGAGAAAGTGCTGGACTTCTTTAAAGAATTTATTTCGAACTTGAAGAAAATGCTCGAAGGATACGAACCGAAGAGCAAAGAAGCACAGATGCTGAATGAAGACTTGGAAATGGCACGAAAAACAGAAAAGATCTGGCTGGAAGCCATGCAGGATGCGAAGCGAACGGGGGGAGGAGATGCGAGCATAGAAAATGTAAATGTAGCAGTAGCGAATGACGGAAGTGCATATAGAACATATTCCTTGAAGACATGGAACGAATCGGAGTACGCGACGGAGAAGAAAAAGGCAGCAGAGGAGCTGGCAGAAGCGATCGGAGTAACGAAAAGAACAGCAACCGAATATATCAACAACATAAATAGCATCGCGGCAATCATCGCGGAAGACAAGGAGAGGCTTGACTATAAGGCGTCGCCATACGGGAGCGCGTGGAAGTCGAACGCTGAATACGGAGGGTCGATAGACATGTCGACGCTGTGCCCGAAAAGAAGAATGTATACAGGGACGGTAGCAGAGATACAGAAGGCGATGCCGAACACGGCTCTGACAGCAGAAGACTATGTAAGCATAAGGTCAATGATGATGGAGAAAGGATACGAGGTGGCTTGCGGATTCTGCTATGTAGAATCATCAAGAAAAGACATAGGAAAATACACGGGGGAATTTCTGGAACAATATAAAAAGGATCACCCAGAAAGCAATTACACACAAGTGGACTTCAACACACCAGAAGGCCTGGAAAAAGTACAGGAGTCAGACAAGGGGGCATACGACAAGTATCTGGAATTCATGAACAGGCTCGCGCAAAGAAAACCGAAATTATTTGAAAACAGGACAGAGTACAGACATGAGATACTGGATGCATTTAAGAGAAAGGAGACAATAGAAAAGAAAAACAAAAACGGGGGAGTTAGGTTACAAAGCTTCTCGGATTTTGAAACGCCACATTTGATAGATATGATGCAGGTGATCATCGACATGTCGAGGGTAGGGCTTGGAGGACAAGCATACACAAAAATGCCGAACTTCGCATGGGCGCTCGGAGATACCGGATTAAAGATAAACCTATCATTGGTAGGAAATGTGGATGAAAAAGGAAACCTAACGTTTGATGATGTGGAGGGCATGCCGATAGATGAGGCAATGAAACTGAGGAAACGGTATTCAAAAAACGTAGGAACGATCCTTGTGGGAGTGAGTGACGAACACATACTGGCAGCAATGAAAGATGATAGGATAGACTTCATCATACCGTTTCACAGAAGCCAATGGAACAAAAGCCTATACTCTGCGCTGGGGATAGATGGGTACAAAGATTACACAAAGCTGCAGAATGAAAGCTACATCGAAGAAAGACGAAACAAAAACGGGAAAAAGATGCGTCCAAGCAATTTTATGCCAAACGAATACTGGGATTATTCAAAAACCGGGAAACAGAATGCGGAAAAATACTTAGAAATGTGTGCAGAGGATGGAAGAATTCCGAAATTCAGCAATTTTCTTAAATACAATGAAGACGGAACGTGGTCACTGAAAGAAGACGGAAGCACAGATGGATATTGGAAATTGCTGGGAGATTTCAAGATGTACGACAACGAAGGAAAGGGATCACCGCAGAAACCGGTAAAGCCGAAATTTAACATGGATGAATGCGAAAGGATACTGAACGAATACGAAGGAGGGCACCAAAGTTTCCCTGTGGCAAAAGATGTCGTAAGAGAATTTCTGGAAGAAAGAAAAGATAAGAAATTCATGATAAAAGAAGACATCAGATATCAGATGGAGGATGCCTCCGAAGTAGACTACGATACGCTGAAAGCGGAAAACAAGGACCTGAAAGAATTAAACAGCATATTGGGAGGAATGATAAAGGCAACAAAGGGAATAGAACCGGACCAGGATGCGATAAAGAAGGTCGGAAAGAAAATTCTGAAAGACTATAACTCGGATTATAATCTGGATACATTTACAAGAAATATGACCGGTATATGGAAGTATATATCAGGATCCAAAAACATAGACGCAGAGCAGGTGGCAATAGCCACGGCGGACATGGCAAAGGGAATCCTGGAACACGCAAAGGTAAATGTAAACGAGAGATACGCAGAGCAGTATAAAGATCTGGCAAAAGAGGTAAGACAGATCAAGCTGGAAGTGCCGGAAGAGATGAGGGGAGATTTCGACCGGGAAGGAGGATACGCGGAATTCCGAAAGAGAAATTTCGGAACGTTAAAGCTGGGAAAAGAAGGACAGAGCATTGATTCCTACTACCAGTCCCTGGCAGAAAGATACCCGGAGCTGTTTGACGAAACTATATACACCAACCCTGCGGATCGGCTCATGCACATAGCGGAAGTGATGGAAAGTATAAAGCCGAAGTATGAAAATGCATTTGGAATGGATCTTGATGAAGCAGCAGCGGATCTGGCGCATGAAATCTATCAGTCGTATTTTGATATTGCAGCAGGAAAAGGCTCTATTGATTCGATCAGAAAGAATGTGATAGAAAAAGAGCGGTTGAAATACAAGAAATACAGGGAGAAAATGCGGGATGATTACAAAAAGTACAGGGAAGAGTACAGAGGGAATTTTGCGCAGAGAAGAAAGGAGAACTTTGAAAAGAAAGCCTATTCGAAAAACATCGAACAGACAGCAAACAGATTAAGCAGATGGCTTTTGAATCCGACGAACACCAACAGCGTACCGGAGAGTTTAAGGGGGCCGGTGGCTGAATTCTTAAATTCCATCAATTTAAGCAGTAAGGACGTGAATGTGTACGGAAATCCCACGCAGAGAACGCTTAAATGGCAGGCTCTATCAAGGGCATATGAGAATATCATCAAAGCGCAGGACAAGTCGGAATACACGGGACAATTCATAGACCTGGATCCGGATCTGGTAAACATGCTGAATGATCTGACGGAAAAGAATAAAGAGGTAATGCTTGCAGATATGACTGTGCAGGACATGAAGGAATTGAACCGGCTGATAATGGCTGTGAAAAAATCCATCGAAAGCACGAACACATTACTTGCAACAGAGAACTACAAGAGAGTGTCAGATCTGGGAGAGAAGTTCCTGGAAGAAAACGAGAAAAAAGAAAGTGCAAAGGAAAGTGTATACGGAACCGTAAATACAGCAAGAAACTTCATGAAGCTGGATATGTTGGATTCAAGGACGTATTTCAATTCACTGGGAAAAGCAGGAATGGATATATACGGGGCATTGAGAAGCGGACTGGACAAAAAAACGAGAAATATCAAAATTGCGCACGACTACATAAAAAATCTGATAGGAGAAACAGATATATCAGAGTGGTCGGGAGACAAGGCGAAGCTGCACGAATTCGAAACCGAGGGAAGGGAAGAGTTAAAACTCACAACAGCACAAGTCATGAGCCTGTACAGATTGCTACAGAGAGACCAGGCAAAGAAACACATTCTGGAAGGAGGAATAAGGCCGGAAAAAACCATAACAAAAGCAGGGAAGCTCAAAAAAGAAGTTACAAGATACTATGAACCGATACGGGTAACCGAAAAAGACCTGCTGAACATCATAGACACACTGACGCCGGAGCAGAAAAGGATTGCTGATGGAATCACGGATTTCTTCACTTCAACAACATCTGCCTGGGGAAACGAAGTGTCCATGCAGTTGTACGGATACAGGAAATTCATGGCAAGAAACTACTTCCCGATCGTTTCGGATAACAGCTTTACGAATTCGGCAAGCGGAGACCAGCAGGGAAACGTACAGACCTTGAAAAACATGGGAAGTACAAAAGCGACCGTGCCGCATGCAGGAAACCCGATCATATTACAGGATATTTTTGATGTATATGCAAGGCAGTCCGACCAGATGGCAAGCTACAATGCATTTGTGGTGCCGCTAACAGACCTGCAGAAGTGGTACAACTACAGAGGAGATCCTACGATAACGAAGTACAAAAAATCTGTAAAACAGACCATAACAAGGACAATGGGGCAAAATGGAAGGGCATATCTGGACACCTTGGTGCGGAGAATAAACGGAGTAGCCGAGAAAGAAACGGCAAAACAGATATGGTCAAGCCTGACATCGAACATGAAGTCTGCGGCAATCGGAGCGAACTTAAGAGTTGTACTGCAGCAGCCGACGGCGATTGTAAGAGCAGCAACCGTGATCGATGCAAAGTACCTGATGAAAGGAATGGCAAAAAAAGCGGACGGAGACCAGATGAAGAAGTACGCACCGATAGCACAGTGGAAAGACTGGGGATATTTCGAAATGGACACCGGCCGGCAGATGAAGGATGTTATTCTTGGGAAGGAATCGTTGAAAGACAAAGCAATGGCACCGGCAGGAATGGCCGATGACTTCACATGGGGGAAAATCTGGAATGCGGTATTGTATGAAACGAAGGATAAAACGGACTTAAAACCGGGATCGGAAGAATTCTATCAGGCAGCAGGAAAGAGATTCTCTGAAATCATCGACAGAACACAGGTTGTCGATTCCATCCTGCACAGGTCAAGTGTAATGATCCAGAAGGACAATGCGACAAAAATGGCAACATCCTTTATGTCGGAGCCTATAAAAACCTACAACATGGTCTACGACACGCTGATGAACACGCCGGGAGGAAAGAAGGAAGTCGCAAAGAGCATGGCAAAGCTGCTGGTGATCCTGACGGTACAAAATGCAGTGAACGCACTGGCGCAGACACTGGCGGATGTATGGAGAGATGATGACGATGAAACAGCATGGGTGGATGTAGAAACATGGAAAGATAATTTCAAAGACAACATGAATCCACTTACATACATTCCGTACTTAAAGGAGATACCTTCGATATGGCAGGGATTTTCGGCAGAAAGGACGGAAATGACGGGTATCACGGATTCGGTGCAGGGATTACAGAAATGGATCAAATACTTCCAGGGAGAATCAAAGTATACGGCAGCAGGGCTTGTGAGAGAATCCATGAAACCGATCAGTGAGTTGTCGGGAATGCCAATAAACTCCACGCTCAGAGAGTTTGAAAGCCTGGCGGATTTGATTGCATGGAACTATCGCAAGGTAACAGGAAACGAAACTGCGAAAGCCGAGTATGAGATCAAAAAGACATTTTACAGAGCAGGAAGTCCGAAGAACAGAAATATGTTCATCGGACTTTACGGAAGAGCAAGGGAAGAGGGGGATTACAAAACAGCAGCAGCCATCTATAACGATCTGCAAAAAGCCGGGAACACCAAAGAAAGGCTTGACAATGCGTATAAGAAATGGAAGAAGAAAAGGGATGAGGGACTGCTGGAAGCAGATGAAGGCTTGCAGAAGGAAATAACAGAGGCATACAAAAACAACGACATGGAAACATTCAAATCCGCATCGGAAGAATTGAAGAGCAAGGGTATAGACATTAACACCGCGCTGGATCAGATTGAAGACGAGGAAAAAGAGGAAGAGGAATACGAAGTGTCGGAAGTAACGCCGGAAGACCTGCAGAAGGAAGATAACACAGCAGAACTATACACCTTGCTTTACATGGCGACCCAAAACAATGATACACAGGCGCAGAACACATACAAAAAGCAGCTGAAAGAAGCTGGGGAAAAAGAGGAGGACTTCCAGAAAAACCTTTTAAAAGAGCAAAATGCCAAGGCTAAGGCAACAGGGGGAACGGAGTATAGCTACGATGCACTGTTCAATGCTCTGGTATCCACAGAAGGGAAAAACGGCAAAAAGTATAAGGAAATAGAACAGGGGCTGAAAAAATACGGAAAAGACGATTCCACAATAAAAAAATCCATGAAGTCCAGATTAAAAACAGCATATATGAACAGCAGAGGAAACGACAGGCTCACGAAAAAATATTCCGATTTGCTGAGAAGCTTCGGAGTGGACACACAAACGATTAAAGGATGGCTGGAATAAAGAAAATGGGCGGAGAAATCCGCTCATTTTCCACACCTAAGAGGGAGAAAAGAAAAAAAACATCTGCTAGAATGATGAAAAGGGAACACAAAGGAGGACGCAGATGTGACAAACGAAGAGATTGCTGTTTTTCTGACCAAACACAAGGAAGAGATTGGATCGCTAAAGCATCGAATGAATGAGCAAGAGGAGAACAGCAAGACGATCCAGAATCTGGCGTTATCCGTGCGAGACCTGGCAGTAAACATGAAGAACATGATGACAGAGCAGCAAAGAGCCAATGACCGGCTGGAAGCGCTGGAAGCAAAAGACGGGGAAATGTGGCGAAAGGTAGTAGGATATGTCGTAACACTGCTGATCGGCGCAGTGTTTGGATATATCACAAAACAAATCGGAATGTAGGAGGTATAAGATGTTTAAAAATTGCGTATTTAAAGTATCCGTAGATACGAAAAAATGGGTAAAAGCGGCAGCAGTAAGGGCTGTGAAGACCATGGCACAGACGGCAGTGGTTACAATCGGAGCAGCGTCTGTCATGGAGGATGTCAGCTGGGGGATGGCGGTAAGCGCGGCAGTGCTGACGGGAATTGTGTCGGTGCTGACAAGCATTGCGGGAATTCCGGAGGTGCCGGATGAAAACGAGCAGTAAAGGAATCGCATTAATCAAAAGCTTTGAAGGATGCAGGTTGCGGGCATACAGAGACAGCGTAGGGGTGCTCACGATCGGATATGGCCACACCGGAGACGTAAGAGAAGGACAGGTTATATCCCAAGGATTCGCAGAAGAACTGCTGAAAGCAGACCTGACAAGATTTGAAAGGAATGTAACAAGGTATACACCTTTTGAAATGAACCAGAATCAGTTCGATGCTCTTGTTTCGTTTGCTTTTAACTGCGGAGCTGGAAACCTGAAAAAGCTGGTATCAGGAAGAAATAAAGACCAGGTGGCAAGAAAGATCCTGGAATACAACAAGGCCGGAGGAAGGGTTTTGGCAGGTCTGACAAGGAGAAGACAGGCGGAAAGAGCATTATTCCTGTCCGGGGGAAACAGAACACTGAAAAACGGAAGCAGAGGGGATGATGTCAAGGAACTCCAGAGGATACTGACGAAGGAGGGCTTCCCGTGCGGAGCGGCAGACGGAATCTTCGGGAAAGCAACGAAGAAAGCGGTGATCGAATACCAGAACAGAGAAGGACTTGTAGCGGACGGGATCGTCGGAGAAAAGACGTGGAAAGCATTAGGAAAATAAAGGAGATAAGCGGTGAAAGCATTTGTAAATGAAATTTACATGCATCCGCTACCGGAAAACTTTAAAAACCATATGAGGAATGACCTGGGATTTGGAGAGGATCACAAAAAGATCATCGACAGCATGTCAAAGCACTACGGGGACAGCACATTTCATTACCAGGACACTATGATACCCAAGAGGAGATATGAATACCTCTTGGGTATTGTTGTATCAAGACATATGGAAGAACTTCTCCGGCTGGCGGTGATAGGTTACAAATACGAACAGAACACGGACAAAAGCACAATCCAAAATAAAGTATGATAGAAATATGAAAGGAGGGTGCTTATGGGATACGAATATGCATCGAACGCAAAAGCAAACGGTGCCCTGGCAACGGGTATCGTCGGGGCAACTCTCAGCGGTCTTCTGACACTGGGAGCAGGAGGAAGACTTATGAACGGCGGCATGATGGATGGCACATGCAATCAGCCGATCACAAAGTTTGAGATGGAGCAGCAGAGCGTGATTGCAGCAAAGGATGCGGAGATCGCACTACTGAAATCCGAACAGAACACAGAAACAAAGATCGCTGACGTATACGAGCGTCTTATCACTCGCATCAATCAGGATCAGAGAGAGCAGCAGGCGTGGAACGCAAACCAGGCCGTGGCAAACGCACAGATGTCCTCTGCAATCGCCGTGAACAACAACAGCATTGCGGCCATCCAGAACATTCTCAACAACCTGACGAAGGTTGTGATCCCTGCGACAAGCGTATGCCCGGAGCCTATGTCCCGGTATAATTCCTGGACGGCGCCGACATCGCCCACCACAACCGGCTAATGAATGCGGGGCAATAGCCCCGCTGACCGGAGAAAGGAAAATATGTACTCCGAAGAACAGATTGTAGACGGATTGGTCAGATACGCAGACCAGGAAATCTTAACAAAAATGCCACTGAAAGAACAGATCATTGCATCAACCGCACTGTTTGTGGCAGTAAAAAATAAGCAATACGTATTCCGGAACCTGAGGGACAATGCATATGTAAAAATGCTTGGTGCGGTAAACGACAACAAAGAAGTGGACGCAGAGGCAGTTCTGGACGGACTGAAAGCATCACTTGAAAAGTACGGGAATCTGAAAGTAGACCTACCGTTTAAAGGATCAGGGAGCTTTACATTTACACCGGAAGATGCAGACCTGATGAAAAAATATATCAAAGGAGAACTGTGATGGAAGATTATAAGATTAAAGTATTAGAAAGCCTGGAAGACGAAATGGACGATGTGGACAAGTACATCCGGATGTCAAAAGTGGAAAGGGCAGAAGGAAGACATGAGTGCGCTGCCATGTTAAGAGAAACAGCCAGGGAAGAGCTGAAACATGCGAAGAGGCTCTGGCGGATTTACGAAAATCATGGATGGGAAGTACCGGAAGACGTAAAGAGAAGATATGCCGAAACGGAGCAGATGGTGCACGAGATGTAAGAAGGAGGCGGGAAACCGCCTCCTTTGCTGTGTATATTATAGTAATCATCGTTGTACTGGTTCGTCGGTACAACGATGATAGAATTATATACACAAATTTGCGTCAACAGAAATATCCCAGACAATCCAGCCACGGTTCGTGGCACCGGCCTTTCTGACCGGGGGCTCCCGGTAATAGGAAATCTTCTCGATACAGGATTTTAACATACGGTTCTTGGCCTCTGCGGTAATGTCTGAATCATCCAGGGCGGCGAGAGCAGCGGAGAACCGGCCGCGTTTTTCCTCAATGGCCTCCCGGGTGGGAACTTCGGAGAGAATGGAATAGATAGAAGCCTGCACAGCGGCCTTATCTTCGGCCACACGCCGGTTCAGTTCATCGAATACGTTTTTTGGCATTTGTTCCTCGGCGTACTTATCCCACAGAGAGATTTCTTTCTTATCCAGGGCGGCCAGGCGCAAGCGAAGCGAGGAGAGCGTTTCTTCCCGGGAGGCCATGGCGGCAGCAGAATCTTTGAGCTGCACGTCAAAATCGTGAATGGCCTGCTTCAAAATGCGGACAACGATTTCTTCCGCCTCCTCGAAAGTACAGGAACCGGTATGGCAGACACGCTGCATATCACAGAGGATACGGGGGCCAGTCTTGGGGTATGTGTGATAGCTCATGGCGTGGCCACACCGGCAGACGAAAAGACCGGCAAAAGGATTACGAACCTTCACCTTATCCTTGGCACGGGTGACCTTCCCGGAGATTTTCTGGGCAGCGCCAAACAGCTCCGAATCAATGATTGCCGGGTGCCTGCCGTCGTGCAGCTCATATTCGCTGCTCCATGGGCGGCTGGATTCCACGGAGCCGCTATGAACGGAGTGGACAACCTTCCGACGGTTCCAGAAAACTTTTCCGGTATAGACGGGGTTCTGCAGGATACTCTTCACGCAGTTATATGTCCACGAATCATTGTTTCGAGGATGAGTACCTTGGAGGTTCAGCTGCTTGGCAATACGGGAGGGGCCAAGATCTTCGACGGCCCGCATTCGGAAGATCTGTCGGACAACAGAAGCTTCGGCGGGATTGATGCAAAGCGTGTAATGCTTCTTCTTTCCTTCCAGGACAAAGGTCTTGTCATACCCGTAAGGGGCAACGGAACCGATGTAATCGCCCTGACGGACGGCTTGCAGGCGGCCGCGGCTCATGATCTTCTTCTGATATTCCAGATATTCATTTCCTCTTTTCAGCTCACGTTCAAAGATATCCCGATCGTATTCGTCGGACAGGTCATAAGTTTTGCTGGGTGTGATGACATTCGTGCGGGTGTAGCGAAGGATCTTGATGAGACGCCCTGCGTCTTCCAGGTCGCCGCGGGAGAGACGCTGAACCTCAACGCACAAAATGGCTTTAATGGCTGGAGATTCAATACGCCGGAGAACGGAGAGAAATTCCGGGCGGTCGTCAATCGTCTCCCCGGACACGACCTCTCGATATTTGTTTTCTGCTGGGATACAGCAGTCATGCCTTTCGGCCCAATCAGATAAAATGGATTCGTGCTTTTGCAGCACATCTTCGACGGATAGACTGGGATCATCGGCCCTGGATTTTCGCAGGTACTCGATGATCTCATCAGAACGATAAGAAAGTTCTCGATACATATTTAATTCCCCCTAAGTTTAATAATTCTCTTTTTTAACATACACGGATTCTCTTCCAGAATCAACTGCTTTTTGGACAATATCCTCATCAGGCAGAGGGTCATCGGGGCCGGTAAGCTCATCTCTGGCACGGCGCATCCGGTAGATATCCATAACAATACCGGCAGCAGACACACGGTCAAGAAGCGGAATGTGGCTGTGCGCAGTGAAAAGGTGCAGCTTCGGGATCCAGTGAGAGATATGGTCACCGAAGATGATGTAGTGCAGCATCTTTTTATGCTTCGGAATTTCTGTATCCAGATACATCCGCAGGGCGGCGTCGATATCCTCATCGGATTTAGCCTCATAAAGCAGATGATACTTTCCGGGGTTATAGATAAACATCAGGTATTTTTCGGGATCAACGCCGCATAATTCGAACCATTTTAGAATAAGTGGAAGACTGGGAGCACCAATTTCATTTTCCCAATTCTGAATAGTCCCGACACTTTTTGACATTTTTCTTGCCATGTACTGTTGCGTGTGCCCTGCCAGGTCTCGGGTTGTAAGAAGAGCCCTGGCCGTGAGCTGCGTGTATTCCACTACGTCTTTCATAGAATCGCCCCTTTGCCAAGACAAAATTTTGAGTAAATTGAAGGACAAAATAATCAAAAAATTTTGGTGATAAAAAATAAAGAGTAACTAATTACAAAATCAACAACTTTGTGCATAATTGGATGCACAAGGGAGTGATTTATAATGAAAGAGTACAACGAAAAGACGAAAAAATCAATAGCAAACTCAAATTATGTCCATATTATCGGAAAAATTAACGGAAAATTTGCAGAAAACGCACAAAATGACAGAAAGCAACCATATTCGACAAAGGTGGAGACAGAGAGAAAAAGCGGAACGAAAGATGTTTTACCGCTCTTTGTGGCGGAAAAAGTGGAAGACGGCAGCATGGTGGAGATCTGGGGAAGAGTAAGAACCAGGATGCAGCAGGGACGGAAGCTGATCTACATACAGGCAGAGCAGATTAGGCCAACCGGCGCCGCGCCGGTGAATGAAGTATACCTGGAAGGGACGCTTTGCAAGGACGCCATATTCCGAAAGACCCCGGCAGGAAGAGAGATCACAGACCTGATGATTGCCAGCAATGGCGGCGGGACAAGCGCCTATGTGCCATGCATCTGCTTTGGGATGAATGCCAGGAGAACCGGCGGCCTGCCGGTGGGGACAAAGGTGCAGCTGTGGGGCCGGATGCAGTCTCGAACATACAAGGAGGTATACACCGCATACGAGATTGCAGTGAACCGGATCGAGGTGATACTGTAGTCAGAAAAGGAGATAGGATATGGAAGAAAAGAAAGAAGAGATTATGGAAATGCTGCAGCAGGCAACGCTCCGGGAGTTAATCATCATCTGTGAGTATATAAAAGCAATGCTGAAAAAAGAATAAGAAAAGGGGATCGGAAAGCCGATCCCCTTAGCATTACCAGCAGTTATTACAACGCCCATAACCTTCATTGACGGCATCAGTTAAAGCCTTTTCATAGGCACGATCGGGGTTCATATTTCCGCAGTCTGGCCGACTGTGATACTTGCTGCCGGTAGCGGAAATCCAAACCCATGTTTCGCTTTCGCCATCATCGTCGCTTTCGATGATCTCAACGCCGTTTTCATGTATTTCTCGTTTTAACTCTTCGTATGTTTTGCGGTTGGGATCAAGTTTTCTTTTGCTTAAGTAGGAATACAAGACATAACCTTCTCGGCCGCCATAAGATGTTTTCACCCAATCGCCAGAAAAGCTTTTGCAAGGGACTTTTTCGCCAGAAGGAATGACTTTCAAAATATCATACTCTTTGCCGGGACCTTCGCGCAAGTTAAGGCGGTCTGTTGTATAAAGGTAATCGCCTGTAAAGTGATCGGAATCAGATGCCTGGGATTCGGAAGAGGAAGCAGATACCGCAGCAGGAGAATCCGAAGAGGAATTTTCATTACTGGTGTTTGAAGATTCGCCGACATCGGAAGATTCAGATGATATACGGGAATGCGCTTCATCGGGCTCTTGCTCTTGCTTTTGCTGGTATTCAGAAGAAGCTTTTCCATATCCTTCATAGTATCCCTGATTGCGGCCAAGATTATAACTCAGGCCACTGGCAATAAGCGTTAGACATAGCATGCAAACTGCAAATTTTGATTTCCACATAATACACCCACCTCATATTAATAAAAATTTTTAACACAAGACCAATGTACTACGAAAACCATTTCTATTCAAGAGAAAAGAGGATGTTTACACATCCTCTTCGAAAATTTCTCTCATCTTACGCTCCAGAAAAGCCCATTCATCCACGGTCATGGTGGAAAGGGCAGATATAAACCGCTTCTTGAAGCCCTCGTCAATCTGCACCTCTCCGAAGAATCTTGCCAGCTGGAGATCTCTGGACAGATCCACGAACATATCGCCGGTTCCGTCCCGGAGCCAATCCTCCGAAATATTGAACTCCCGGCAGATGGATTTGCACATTTGATCTGTAAGAGAACGGTTCCCACATTCGATGTTAGAAACAGCAGTTTTGCCAACACCGAGACGCTCTCCGAATTTTTCCAGCGTAAGGTCGAGAGATTTGCGCGCCTCTCTCACGCGTTCACCTCGTGTCACGTATTTCACCTCCTGAATACAGAGTACCACCAAAAAAGAAAAAAATCAATAAAAAAGTCCACAAAGGAAACAAAAGGCATTGACAAAGTATTCAAAGAATAGTAATATGTCCACATAGAGGACAACAAACAGAAACGAAATCGCAAGATGGTTTAAAAGATAAGGAGGAAATGAAGATGAAAGAATTAAAAGCAGGAGACAAATTCAATTTCAAGGGATTCGAATGGGTGGTATTAAACCCAAACCCGATTGAAGAAGGCGGCGTGCTGGCCATGATGACCAGCACATGGAACGGAAAAGAGTACCCGTTCGATGAAAACGGATGCAACAACTGGAAGGAAAGCTCCCTGAAAAAGAAGTTAGAGGAAGAACTCCTTCCGGTGCTGGGAAGGGAGAATTTGTTGGAGCATCTGGTGAGACTTGATGCGGACAACGGAAGCCTTGAATACGGAGTGGATCTGTGCCAGGTATTCATCTTAACCTGCGATGAATACCGAATATACAGAGAGTACATCCCGCTCCTGCCGGAGTGGATGTGGACATGCACACCTCGGATAACAGCCGGCAGCAACGTCCGGATTGTGAGTCCGGGCGGCAGTTTGAACGGCAACATCGCGTTCAGCACGTATGGAGTGGCCCCGGCTTGTGTAATCAAAAAAGAATCGTTAATCGCGCCGACAGGTGCAGAGAGTGAAAGGCTTCTCGAATGCGAAAAGAGAATCCAGGAATTAGAGGATTTTCTGGAAGAGGTAGAGGGACTCCTGGACTACATGGACATATCAAGGGAGGCGGAAGAACTGACAAGACTGACGGGCGTTTATGAAAAGTCGGTGCTCCGGTCTTATGCAGAACGGGCAGAGAAGATTAGAACCAAATCAAAGGAGTTGAGAGGAGAATGACCGCGGGATTAATGTTTCCAAAAACTCCGATAAAGAAAAAGAAAAAATCCCATCCTGCAAGCATCTTGCAGGATCAGGGAGACCGGGAATGCCTTTTGTGCAATCTTCTGGGCGTGGGACCTGCACGGGGCGTACACCAGCATCATATATTTGGAGGTACGGCAAACCGGGCGAAGTCAGAAGAGTACGGACTGAAAGCATGGCTTTGTTATGAACACCACGAAGGAAACAAAGGCGTTCATAACGACAGAAAGATGGATCTGATCTTAAAAGAACACGCCCAGGAGGTATTTGAAGAAAAATACAGCCACGAACTCTTCATGAGGGAGTTCGGCGTGAATTACTTATGAAAGGAGGGATATGAATGAGCGAAATGGAACTGAAAATTTTAACAAGCTTCCGGGAGATCATCCCGAAGCTTCCGGAGAAGAAACAGGAGTATGTACTCGGACTTGCCGAGGGAATGGCAGCCATGATGGGAGGGGAGAAGCATGAAACATCAGCTGACGATCACAAGATTTAACTTATCACCGAGATCCAAGATGTACTCAAAGGATTGGGAGTACATGGAAACCTATATAGACCTGGACACCAGGGAGGTTGTGACGGTGATGCACGCCAGGTTAAGCCCGGAAACCTACAACATAGAAAGGAGGGTGAAGCTGTGAAGGGAGACGAGTATTACCCGCCATACATCATCAAGGGGGATGGATGGGTTGCAAGAGTTCACAGGCCGATCTTAACGCCGGAGGAAAGGAAAAAAAGAATGCAGAAGATCCATGACATGGCAGCATTGGTACTGATGGAAAGGGAAAGAGCACATGCGAGTGATAATGGCAATTAGAATGGGTTGCGTGGCGGTGGGCTTCCTGCTTGCCGCTGCGGTAACAGAATCCTATGAGCTGGAGACGATAGGGACAATGGATTACCTGAAAGGGATGTGCATAGCACTGGTGTTCCTGGCAGCGGGAATAGAAAGGAGAAAACGTTGGAAGAAAAAGAAGAGATTCGGATAAAGCAAGAAATCGGGGAGCTGAAAGCGCTGCTCCAGGAGACCAAGGATGAGAACAAGAGAATGGCCGGGGCTTACGCGTCCCAGATAGAAGAATATAAGAGAGCGGTTGTAAAGCTCTCCGAAGAAGTTACGGGGTTGAAGGGTCAGATCAAGGCTTACCGCAAGGTGTTAAGAATATAAAAAAACACCGGGCAAGTACTTAGGGGAAACTCGACCGGTGCTGTAATTAATTACAAATAAATCATATCACAAAGCAAGGGAAAAAGCAAGGAATTCCGGGGATTTTACCGGATTTTCTCCCTTGATTAGGATATTAAACTTAGGGGTAAAGCATGTACAAAAAAACAGAGTACAGGATGCCGCAGAGCATAGAGGTGGAGGTCACCCACAAAGGCAGGTACGGCGCCCCGGGGATGGAGAGAGGAAAGAGACAGAAGCCAACGCCAGAGGAAGTAAAACGAAATAATGAGAGGCAGCGGCTAAAAAGGATCCGGCGAAAGATCAATATGAACTTTTGCCAGAACGACTATCACCTCGTACTTACATACCGTCGGGAAGAGCGCTGCACCATGGAAGAGGCCATGATCCAGATCAGGAAATGGCTGGACAGGCTGCGGTACTACTACAAAAAGGCAGGGGAACCACTGAAATATATCGCCGTGGTGGCGATCGGGGAGAGAGGGGCAGTGCACGCCCATGTGATTCTGAATGGAATCACTGACACGCCGAACTTGGCAAGAAAGCATTGGAAGAAGGGCCGGGTGCATATGACCATGCTGGATGATTCCGGGGAATATGCACAGTTAGCAGCTTATATCATGCAGCAAGACACCGGGCAGGAGCGGATGAAATACATCTGTTCCAGAAATTTAAAAGAGCCAAGGCCCATAAAGAAAGATATAAAAAGGTTTGATCCAGAAAAGATACGGCCATACAAAGGCTACTACTTGGATCAAGACAGCATCATAACAGGGATAAACCCGGTGACCGGGTATCCATATATGCAATATACCATGAAGAAAGTGAGGTTACAAATATGACGGAGGCAATCCCGGTAAAAAAGAAATTGGACTGCACAAGGATCGAGGTGGGGACGTGCAAGTTTTGCGGGCAGACCTACCAGCTGGAGGTTGATGGGCCGTGGACGGAGGACATGCTGGACAAGGCGGCGACAGAAAAATGCACATGCGACGATGCCTTGAAAGCGAAAAAGAGAGAAAGCGTACTAAGAAAGTGCGGCAAAAAAGTGGATCAGATGTTCGAAGAGCAAAAGGATGAGTTCCGGGAGACGCTGAAAAACATCTGCACGCACATCTACGACGAAGAGATGGACAAGGCTGCCTTGACGATGGATGACCGAACGAAGGTGACAATCGGCTGGGCAAAGGGGAACATCAGGATCAAGAGAGAAGAAAAGATAGCGAAAGTGAGTGAGATCGAATGAACAAAGTGATTTTAATGGGGCGGCTGACCAGAGATCCGGAGATCAGATACCCGCAGGATCCGGAGGCGGCAGCAGTTGGCCGGTTTTCGCTGGTAGTAGACAGGCGGTTTAAGAAAGACGGCAGCCCGGATGCGGACTTTTTCAACTGCGTGTGCTTCGGCAGACAGGCAGAGTTTGTGGAAAAATATCTGAAAAAAGGGATAAAGATGCTTATAACCGGAAGGGTTGAGAACAACAACTACACAGACCGGGACGGGCATAAGGTTTACGCTGTGCAAATCATGGTAGAGGAGATGGAGTTCGCGGAGAGCAAAGCGGCAGGACAATCACAACAGAAGCATAACGAGCAGACAGGAGCACCGGCCCTGGAAGTCGGGGATGGATTTATGACAATACCGGACGGAATAGAGGAGGAACTGCCGTTTGCATAAATGGATATCAGTTAAAGACGGATTGCCAGACACAGACAGGTGCGTTTTAGCACAGGTGAGCGGGCGGCCGAACGACAGGGTGGAATTGGTTGATGCTTTGCAGATCGCATCCTATCTCCCGGAGGACGGGTGGATGCTGGAAGAATATCCAATGTGGATAGATGCAAATCCGGTAGCATGGATGGAGTTGCCGGAACCATACAAGGAGGAATCATGAGAACGCAGAAAGAAAGAGATCAGATGGAAATGGAGATCCACGACAAAAAGGAAGGGCAGTACGAGGATTACATAAAGCACAAAAGCAGGACGGCAGAGGAGAACTTCCGTAGGCCGGCCTATGCTTATACAAGCCAGGAAAGGAGATAGAGATGGAGAGAATGACACAGAAAAACCCGGATGGAGTCACCTTTCGAGTACCATTGCAAAGGGCGGGAGAATTCCGGGTGATGAGCGACAAGATGGCACAGGCAGTGTTTGGGGATATCGTGAACCGTTTGGGAGAATACGAGGAGTGTCTGACGATCGCAGAAGCAAAGAGGATGAAACGAAATGCCTAAGAAGGGAAGAGATACAAAACCGGAAGATTGCACACATCCTGATTGCTTCCACTGTCCGTATCATGATTGCATATGGGATGGAAGGCTGGGGTACGACCCGATAAAACGGAGAGCGGAATCGAATCAAAAAGAGAGGGAGAGGAAATGAAAATCTACATCAGCGGCCCAATGGCGGGAATAGAAGGATATGAAAAGAATTTTAAAACTGCGGAAGTGAAAATGAAGGAATCCGGACATGAAGTCGTGAATCCGGCAGAAATTGACGGGGAAGGAATGACGAGGGAAGAGCTTCTCAAACTCGACCTGTGGATGATGGAAGAGTGCGATGCGATCTACATGTTAAAAGGATGGCAGCGGTCCTGCGGAGCAAACCGGGAATATGGGTTTGCCTTGGGGCGCGGCATGGAAATCTTTCACGAGGGTGTGTCGGAATGAAAATATTGATAGCGTGCGAAGAGAGCCAGACGGTATGCAAGGCTTTCCGGGAAAAAGGACATGAAGCATACTCCTGCGACGTTCAGAAGCCGTCCGGTGGGCGCCCGGAATGGCACATACTCGGAGATGCGCTGAAAGCCATCCAGGGGGGGGGATTGTAGAAACCATGGACGGAGCTACACACGAGATTGGACAGTGGGA